CTGCATGGCCACCATCTGAAGGCGCTTCGCCTGATCCAGTTCGGCTTGAAGGTCTCGGTTGGTGATGTCTGGGGCGGCTGTGGGTGCGGGTGCGCCCTGGCCACCCATCCGCGCCTCCGCGTTCGCCAGATAGGCCCGCGTGCTTTCTGGGATACCTTGCCGCCAGTTCTCCCCGTACTGCGCCACCGCCGCCGCCACGCGCCCAGGGCCGGCATTGTAGGCGGCCAGGGCCTTGGCGCGATCGCCGCCGAACTGCTGCAACATCTGGTTCAGGTAGGCTTCTCCCACCTGCATTCCAACTTGCGGGTTCGCAGCCAACTCCCCATGCGGGATGTTCGTGCCCTGCGCCCGGTTCACGTCGGCCAGTGCGGCGGGATGCACCTGCATGGGGCCGGCCGCCCGACCGCCATCACCCATGATCCCCGGGGCCATCGATCCCCGGCTTTCGAGTTGGTGAACAATTCCGCTCAACGGGGATGGAGAGGCAGATGGAACATTGGCCGCCACCGGTGGTTCCACCTTTCCGCCCCCCGGTTGTCCGGACAACGCCGCCGCCATCATGGAACTGAACGCCGTCCGTTCGGCCTCGGATTTCTCGCTGGCCTTGGTGATGTCCTCATCGGTGCGGTTCATCAACATCGCCGCCAACAGTGCCTGCGCCACCTTGTTCACGCCCTGGGAGTGGGCCTTGATCGGCTCCGATCCCATCGCGTTCCCGGCCAGCATGGTCGCGAACTGCTGCTTGCGCAGGGCCTGCGCCAAGAGCGGGTTTTGCGCGTAGAGCGAAGTCGTGCCGTCCCCAATCATGTCGGCGCCCCTCCCGGCGGGCTGTTCCAAGGTCGACCGGCGAACAGGTTCTCGAATCCGTAATGCATTTCCGGGAACTGGACGCCGTTCCTGTTCATGCCCTTGTTCATCAGCATGCCGGCCATGAGGGACTTGCCCAGTTGCGCCACGCCCCCGGCATGCCCGCCGGACTTGTCGTCCGGCTTCAACAACATCTGGAGCATGAACATGCGCTTCATGGCCTCGGGATCGGCGCCAGCGCCGCCAGCGTTGCCACCCATTCCGCCCATCAGGCCGGCCATCATCATCGGGTCAATCATCAGAGGCAGCCTTCCACATGGCGAAGTTCCTCACGCAAAGCGTCGCGGATTTCCGTGATGCGCCTCTGCAACTCGGGCGCGATCTCCGGCACGTCCCGGCGAACGTATTCCATAAACCCGCCCGTTTCGGGAAGATGCGCGGTGCAGAACCGGCAATCCAGCGAGGTTTTTGTGAACCTGTAATGCGCCGGGATTTCGTGCCCGTTGACCGTCAGGAACGCGAACACTTCCTCCGCTGTCCAGTGTTCGATCGGGTGCCAGAACTCGACGCCACCCACAACATCACCGCTTCGGACCGGGGACTTCTTTGCGTCCGCCGTCCGGGTGCCCCGAATGACCAGCGTTGTGCCGGAGGATCGGACATAGTCCGACGTCGGCGTCCACATATTCGCGTTGCAACATGCGAGGTAAGATTGGAACAACTGCTTATCGTGCCCGTCGATCGTCCGCCCGATCCGCGTCCGCGTCAGGGGCACAACGTCGACCGGCCAGCCTTCACGTGCGATCTGCGCCGGCTGGTCCGATCGCAACTCGACGAAGCGCGGCACCATGGCGCGAACCCGATCCATCAGGGCGATCGTCGCGGGGAAGGCGTCGCCCGTGTTCATCCACACGACGTCGATCCGGGGCCAATGATCCCGCAGCAGATACAGGCACGCGAGGCTATCCTTGCCCCCCGAGAATGACAGCATGATCTTCTGGTGGCGGGACAGCGGTTCCATCAGAAATACATCCCCGCTGCCATAACGCCCGTGCTGGCCAGTCCATACAGGCCGCCCATGTTCGCTGCCGCCGCTTGCTGTTGCGCGTTGTAGGCCTGAAGTTGCCCGCCGTAGCTGCCCATGGTCGCGTTGATCAGGTCTGTTGGCGCCACCTGCGTTGTCGGGATCGCCTGCGACTGTGGCGTCTGGACCATGTTTCCGGTCAGCAGCGCGGCGGTCTCGTTCAAGGGCTGATTGCGGGTCGCGATAGCCTGATTGAACCCCTGATTGGCGAGGTTCGCGCCCTGCCCCGCGAGACCGATGATGTTCTGCCCGGTTTGAAACGGCATCTGATAGTTGGCCATGTTCTGGCCTTGGATCGTGCCGGCGACGTTGCCGAGGTTCCCGGCCATGCCCTGCACCTGCGACAGTTCCCCCATTGGGATCCCGCGCAACGCCCCGGTCTGCTGGATCGATTGGCCGGCCAGGTTCTCCGCATTGAGGATCGTCTGCATCCGGGCATCGTTTCGGCCCTGATTGAACGTCCGATAGGCGTTCTCCCACCCCTTCGATCCCTCGGCATGGCCCGACGCCAGCAGCCGGGCGCGCATGCTCTCCTCATCCTGCGCGAATTGCGGATTGAGCCGGGAGTTGGCCGCGTCGATCGCCTGTTGCCGAACGGCGTTGTAGTCCGTGTTGATCGGCTGCCCGGCCAGTCCTGCCGCCTTCTGGGCAGCGTCCAGGCTCATGTCGCCAGCGGCGGTGCGATAGCCCCCCGTGGTGTCCTGGAACCCAGGGAGGTTGTTCAACGCCCCGATGCGATCCTGCGCCATCTGGCCGAGGGCATCAGTCCGGGACGCGTAGGGCTGCCCCTGGAATGGCGTGGATAGGGCGCCGGAGAGCTTGTCGAGTTGGTTCGCCGCCGCCTCGCCATACTTGCCCTGGCCGTATTCCTGGTAGGTTTGCAGGATTTTCTGCGCCGGAGACAGTTCCGTCGTCATGTTGTAGCTGTCGCGATAAGGCGACTGCTCCATGAAGTATTTCCGATCCCCGGCTTCGTCCCACGTGTCCAGCGTGCCGGCCTTGGTGCGGAAATCCTTTGCCGCCGCAAGCTGCTGGTCCACCCACGCCTGGTTCTGTGGGTTCGGCTGCCATGTGATGTTGCCATACGGCGTGTATTGGTTGACGCGGTTCATCGCGCCTTGCACGCGGGCGGTTTCGGCATTGGCTGCCGACTGCGCCTGCGCCGTTTTCACGGGATCGGGAGGGGTGGGTGCCGATCCGCCGCCCTTGCCGCCGCCTGCCATTACGCCGCTTCCTTCATCACCACGCGCGGCCTCTGCGACCGCTGCCACTCGTCCGCCATCAGCGAATACACCATGCCATGCCTCCCCTTGCCAAACTGGTGGCGCAGGATCGCTTCGCGCGTGAACCGCACTCCATTGCCCAGCGGAACCGTCGCAAGGCGCAGGGATGAACCATTGTCGCTCGCGATGCACGCCATGAGTTTGTTCACACCAAGTTGATCGAACGGGTAGGACAGCATGGCCCGGATATTCCCCCTCGTTGCCCATTTCGGCGTCGTGGCACCGAGCGTGAAGCACAAGGTCCCATGCGTCTTGTCCCACGAATGATAGACGATGCCGGCATAGAATTTCGACCGATCCGAACTGGCGATGCCGATCGTGGTGGACGGGCCGAATTCCACCGCGTCGCCTTTCATCAGCTTCGTCACAGCGCTGCGAACAAAGTCATCCTGGCCGGTGATGATTTGGCTCATAACCTACCCCCCGCCTCATAGATCAGCCTTGTATTGTAGACCTTGATGGTCCCAACTCCTTCCCACGAGAAGAACACGGAAAACGCGCGGCCGAATGAGGTGTAAGCGATTTCCGGAATTCGCTGCGAATTACTGGAAAGCTCCCCCCATTTGGCGTATTCGACGGAGATCGCGTTCGCCGCTGGGACGGAACCATAGTTGGACGACACGCCAACAGAAATGTCAGGGTAGCCTGTCAAGTCATCTGCGTCCACGATGTCAAGCACCGGCGAGATCGAAATGGACCGACAGATCGCCAATCCGCCTGTCGGCGCCTGGAAAGATGACTGGTAGAAAAAGGCTATGGGTTCGTCGTTGTTGTCGCCATCTCCGAACCCCGTCAACGCCCGATAGATTTTCCCGTTAGCCGCTGCGAAATACGGTTCCCCGGCGCGGATGCCCCATGTTGTCGCCGTCATTCCGGTGAACTCGCACCACGCTCCTTTGCGCAGATTTGCCGCCTGCTGCCTTACCGCCCCGCCCGGATCGCCTTGGGGTGAGTTGATGATCATCATGGCGCGATTATCAACCACGATCCCGCACCACCCGGGTTCTTCGCGATACGTGCTTGTTAGGAATTTCGCCGCCCCAGAAATATTCCTGGACAGTCCAGATTCCGACGCCGCCGACCGCCCTAACGCGAGATAGTCAGAAATGGGCCGGTAGCCATCAGACCCAAGCAGGATCAGATCGGGACCAGTCCGGACCAAACAATTCGGCCCGGAAACCGGCAATCCAACATCAAAGACACCAGCCAGAACCCACAAGGTTGAAACACTTGGGTCGATCCCGTTGAACACCAGAAGTTGCCCGCGCGTCGTCACGACAACGAGCATGTCATCCATGCCGCCGGTCCCGTTGTCGCGGGTCCACGTCGCAAGCGCGGTGATCGCCCCACCCTTCGTGGCGTATGACGAAAGATCAAGTTCAGTCAACGCACCTTGGAAAGCGCCCGCCGCCGCATACCAAAGTGACAGCGTGTTGCGCTCCACGAAGAATACACGCTGTAGATACACGCACACGCGGGATAGGTTTGTGTCCGTAACACCTGTCACTACAATCGGCGTAATCGTAGCCCCGTCGTAAACCCACGGGACATCCGACCCGCTGTCATTCGCGGCAATGACGTAATGGCCGGACGAGTTGGAGAACTGCACCCAGGACCATTCTGATGAACTATAGCCGGTCGCCAACGTGGCAGGCGTCGACGTTGTCACGTCATAGACCGCGCCGCTTTCGTGCGCCGAAATCAGCTCTTCCGCTGTGGGGGATGAATAAGTGATCAGCGCATAGCAGGATGTTGCGTCCGCCGTGTCGCAGTGAAGAATTGACCCTCCCCGGCCGGTAACGCCGTCGTCATCCGGGAACAGGTTCCGAAGCTGGTAAGCCATGTTGATCGGCATCTGATCCGGCGGCGACGCGGTATCCCACCCACCGCTCGGAGCCGGAAAGCTTAACGCCTGGATGTTCGGTTTGGGCATCAGCCGCCCCCACTCGGCCAGTTGCCATCCTGCACGTTCATCGGTGAGATCAAATACGGATACCGCCGCCGCGCCGCGATCAACACACGTGACCCGCCGTCCTGCGACGTGATCTTGGAGAAAATACGCGCGAAGTCTTGGTCGTAGGCCGTCGAATCATACCCGTTTGCGCGCCAAAGCCTGGCTTTCAGGCCCGCGATCATCAGATCATCAGGGAAGATGAAGGTGTCCGTGTCCGCCGTGATCGTCGCCTTGGGCACGGGCGGCGACGCGTTGGACAGGACCCAATAGGCCGACATGTATTGGTAGGAGATCGTCGCGGGCGCCTCGGCCGCAGACGGCGGTGGCCACAGCCGGATGCCCGGCGCCCCGCTACTCGTGTAGACCTGCTGATACCGTTCACGCGGCCCGGTCTGGACCACGCCTGACGCGGCCCACTGGTATTCCTGCGGCGAGATCGGGCCAATCAGCGGCCAGTTATTCGTCCGGTCCCATTGCGTCTGGTTCACCCATTTCCGGAAGTCGGCAGGCATGGCGAACGTATCGCGGCTGATCGTGACAGTGATCCCGGTACCCGTCGCCGACGCCTTGCTGTCCATGACGATGGTCGACCCGCTGGCCGAGACAATCCGGGCACCAACCGGGATGCCGAGGCCAGTGATCGAACAGTCGCTATCCACGCCAACAATCGTGCCGGCGTTGGTCAGAGACGTGGACGCTTCTGTCGTGTCCGCCGTGGTCACGACGGGATCGACGGTTTGCAGCGTCGTCACACGCTGCAACATCGTCCAGTCCTTCTCCGTCACCAAATCGCGCCCGACCGCTTGAAGCAACGCGAGGAATTGGGCCATCGCCGCATTGGCCACAAGCGTGGTCAGCGGCGGCGTAAAGCCCAACTCCGCGCGGGCCGCGTTCACCAGTGCGAGCGCGCTCATCCCCATCGGTCAGGCGATCCGATAGAGGGTCCAGGTGGCCGACGCGGTTCGTCGCGCTCGGAACCGGGCCGAAGACGACGCCGTGGAGGCGGAGTTTGAAACCACCACCATATTCCCGACCAGCGTCCAACCCGTATTGGTGACGATCGTCGCTGTTTCGGCCGCGTTCGTGCTGATGTTGATGACCCAGAAGTCGAACGAGTCATCGTCCGCCAGCGAGGCCGAGACGTTGTTCTGAACATTCGTCCCGGTCGGAAGCGTCAGGTTCGAGTTGGCGCCGCCTCCCTGGTTCACGGTCAGCAGCATATCGGCCGAGATCATCGAGTTGATCAACAGCGTTGTGCTGGTCGTCAGGGCATACGGCGTGCGCTGACGTGACAGGGTGTTGGACCGCATGATCCACCAACCGATCGTGCCGGTCCCCGCCAGCGCGCCTTGCGTGACCACCACGTCGCCGCCGTTGCCGTTGGTCGACACCGCCGACCCGCCCGCGATCTGAACCTGACCGCCGTTGCCCGACGCGCCGGTCCCGGACGTGCCGCCCGTGATGACAACATGGCCACCACGACCAGTGCCGCCCGTTGCGCCCGATCCGCCGTCAATCTGCGCCGCGCCGCCCGCCCCGGTGCCTGTGCCGGTGCCGCCGTTCAGCCAGCCAATACCGCCCGTGCCGTTGGTGGATGCCGCGTTGCCGCCACGCACACGCCCGATGCCGCCGTTACCGGTGGCGCCGGAACCCGACGCGCCACCCTCCAGGATCGACGTGGCGCCGTTGTTCGTGGTGGTCGACGCGCCCGCGCTGATCGTGATGGCCCCGCCAACGGCGCCAGAAGCCCCGCCAGCGCCGCCAGCCAGCGTGATCGCACCACCAACCCCGGTGGCGCCCGGGGTGCCGCCTGTGATCGCCACAACCCCGCCAGCGTTGCCACTGGTGGAAGATGTGCCGCCCGTGATGGCCACCGTCCCGCCCTGCGCCGCTGGCAGGCCGATGATGGTGCCCGGTGTGGTGTTGGCCACGAGGTAGGAGAAGGACCAGGCGCCGGGCGTGGTGGCGAGGTATTGCGCCAGCGGCGGCGGCGTGCCGAGACCGATCAGGTTCCGAACGGTTACTGTGGTGTCGCTCATGCCACCGCGCTCCTCTGCTGCATGGCCTCGATCTGCGCGGCCATGGCCTCCATCTTCTTCCGCAGATCGGCGTTGTCGCGCTCCAGTTCCGCCGCCTGGTGCTGGAGTTGGGCGACGCCCTTCCCCTTGTCCAAGGCCGCGAGATACTGCTTGGCGCGCGCGTTCCACTGCCGGGCACCGATGCCCAGCTTACGCAGGGCCTCCTCGGACGCGCCGGCCAGCGCCTCGATGGTGTAGAGCCGAACGCCCTTCATCATCTCGACGATCGCCGGTTCATGCGGGAACAGCACCATCAGCGGCACGCCGTCCTGAACCTGTTCGCGCTGGTTCTGGTAGGCTTCCCACTGCGGCTTGAAACGCACCGTGTCCCATCGCTGCACGCGCCGGACCACAGCATCGCGTTCCCCGGGCTGGCGGATTTCCACCATGTCCCGGTTTTCGTAAATCGGGTGCCCTTCCGCTTCCGATCGGAACGACTGCAACTCGGCCATAGTAAAGAACCGGACATGCATCCGTCGATCCTGCGCCGATCCCTCACCTTCATCGCCGAAGGTGCGGAAGTTCTGCCCCCACGGCTCGTATGTGATCGCGTTCATCAGTCGGCCACTCCGATCGTCGGATAGTTGAGCATCACCGCAGCCGTGTTGGACGCGGCGGTCGCGATTTGGACCACACCGGCGACGGTCGCGCTGGTGCCGGCGGCAGCCGTGTCATCGACCCGCCCCGCCGTCGCCGTGGTGTGCAGCTCAGTGTTGGCGAGCGACCCGGTCAGGCAGTTTGCCGACGAACGGTATCCCGACCGCTGAATCCAGATGTATTCGTAGGACGTCGTGCCGGACGTGGCCGCCGCGCCAGCGACACCCACCAGGGCGCCCAGCAGCGCCTTGGCGGCGTTGGCCAGGGACGTGACCACGAACGTCGACGGCGTCGAGACGTAGACGAAGTCGCCGGCCGCGATGGTCTGCGACGCTGCCAGCTTGACGAACACCCAGTCTGACCCGTCCGTCGCGCGAACCGTCGTGCCCACCGCGAACGGCGGCCCGGGGATTTCCGGCGTGCTGGCCGTGTTGACCGTGTAGGCGGTCGTCAGGTTGATCCCTTCAAGGGAAATACCGAAAGGCATGATAGGTCTCCTTGGTTACGGGATCAAAACGCCCTGCATGAACGCGTTCGAGATCGTCATGTTGCCGGCCCAGCCGATGAGCTTGACCATCGCGTCCTGATTGACGCTGACCCGGTCGGGATCGAGCGGCACCCAATCTCGTTCCACATGCGGGCGGTAATGCAGGTATTTCGAGTTGACGAAATACATGTACCCCGCCGTCGGGCCGCCAACGGCACCCGTGTAGCCGGAACCGAACGTGTTGCCGTCCGTGGTCGAGCCCTGGAAGCCGCCGGCCAGATAGACCGGGATTTCCCGACCGATGCCGGAATAGGCCAGCGACGCGAACCCGGAAACCGCGCGATCCGACGACGTGATCCGCTGGATGGCCGTGAGGCTTTCCAGGAACGCGGCATAGGTCGTGTTGTCCGCGAGGATCATGTCCGGCATGTCCATGCCGCGAACCATCCGCATCGCCAGCGTGTTCATGTAACGCTGGATGTTGGCGCTGGTCATGGCCGCGCCGCCGTCCGCGACGCACGCGAATTTCTGGTTCTGCCAGAAGGTCCACGTCGCGCGATCGATCCCGCCGATGGTGCCGGACGTCGGGGTCGCGCTGATCAGGGCTTGCAGGCCGAGGATTTGCCCCGCCAGCGTGCCATCCGAGAACATATCGTAGGCGATGCCGTTTGCGGCGGTCTCGTCGGCATTGTCGATCCGCGAGCGCAGCAGGGCGATCGACCGTTCGCGGCCCATGTTCTGAAGCATCTCCAGGCCGTTGATGGAGATCGCGACCGCCATCTGCCGGATCGGAAATTCGGCGGACGTCATCACGTCGGACGGGGTGATGTTCAGGGGGTCGTATCCGGAATACCGCATGTATGTGACGTTGTTCGCATACATCAGTTCCTGGACGATGGTTCGGCCGCCGTCGAACGTCTCCCGGCCCCGCTTGGAAAGCTGGGTGAGGATGACGTTGTTGCGCGTGTAGTTATCCGCCGTCTTGCGCGTGCGATTGCGCAAGGTGGTGGTAACAAGCTCGGAAAGTCCCGGGGATGCCATGTTGGCGAATCCTTATGCTGCTGTCTGTTGATCCCAGGCTTCGCGTAAATAATCTTCGGTGGTCCACCCGTCCCGATTGACGCTACGGGCCGCACCGGCCTGCGATGGCGTATCTCGGATCGACGTGGGCTTTGACGTGGCCTTGGCGGGCTGCACCTGCGCTTGGGCCATCAGCGTCGCGCGTGTCGTGGGGTTGGCCCACACCGCGCGTTCGTAGGCGTCCTTGAGAGTCATGTTCGGGTTGACCTGGAACATCGCGCCCATGTCGTGACGCACGGTCTCGAAATGGGGATATGCCGGGTCACGCGAAAACGTCTCTATCTGGTCGGAAACTTCTTTTATGGCGGCCAGGTGCTGCTGTTCCAGCTGCTGCGCGGTGGCGCGTTCCTGCTGCTGTTTCCAGTTGTAGAGTTCATCCAACCTCGGGTCGCGAGCCGGGAGGTTGTGGCCCTGCTGCCCGTCCAGCGCCGCCTGGGAATTGGCGCCGAGAAGGGCGTAAGCCATTGCCACCGGGTCGCGGCCAAAGGCGCGGATCAACGCGGGCAACGCCCCATCGAAATTGGTGGTCAGTGCGTCCTGTGCCGCCAGAAGCTGCCGAATGGCCTCTTGTGGTTGCACGCCCGCGACTGCCCACTTGTCCCGATGCGGGGCGATCACCTCATCGATTGGCTGATACCGCCGGGCGGTTTCATCACGCTCGCGGGCGGCGTTCTCAATATCCCGTTCACGGCGCAAAACGGCCCGCTGCGCTTCCGGCGCCAGCGTTGCCCAATGCGCCTTTTCATCCTCTGCCCAATGCGACGGGGCATCACTGGCTGGGGCAGAAGCCTCGGGTTCAGGTTTGGTCTCGGCCTTCTCGCCACCATCGCGCGCGGCAAACCGGCCGCGATCATCGCGCTCCGTCGACCCGCCTTCCTCGCGGGCGACGATCTCATCCCATGCCGCGCCGATATCGGCGGACAGGTCGTCAGCGGGGGCTTCGGTGGTGTCAGACATCGATCATCCTCGTTTCCACATTCGCGAATTCGCCGTCAGAAACACGCGGCGTCGGGTCGGGTTGATAGCCCTGTTCCAACATGTTCCAGGCTTCGTTGATGTCTTTCTCGGTATCGGGATCGGGGCGGAATGGCGCGTTCCGCGTTGGCGCATCATTGCCCAACTCGACATAGCCTAGCTCGCGGTATTCAGCCCGAAGCGCGGACTTGCTGTCGTGCATGCGCCCGCTGGCCATGGATCGGAGCGGCTCCATCGTGTCGCGGATGATGCCGGGGAACACGGGCGCGGGTCGCGTCCAGCCGGTGGTGTCTACCCAATCGCCGTTGTGCCAGATGAATTTAGCCATCCTCACACTCCGCATCTCGACGCAAATAGAAAGAATGAAGGTTAAGCCCGACGGCGCCCCAGCCCTGCCACCGATGGGTTAATTTCGCATGATGTGCGATCTCATCCCGCGTCATGCCCAGCCCATCGCGTGCATTAACGGCGGCGATCTCTCTTGCGATCTGCCCTTCCGTCGCATCTCCGGCCTTTATCGCGGCAACGCGAGCGATTGCGTCCTGTCTGGCGCGCTCGCAATAGGGTCTTAGTTCGCGTGACGCTGCGTCCAGGAATTTCCGATCCCACTCGGGATCACAACGAACAAAACCGATACCAAGATCGTGATTAATGGCGTCAGCAACGCGCTCAATCTCATAATGGTCTAACCCCAATCCGAAATTTCCTGACGTCGTAGCCACATAATCGCGGAATGTTGTGAAGTTAGTCTCCATCTTCACGCCCCTCCGCCTTCTCCTCATTCGTGTCGGCGTTCTGCTGCTCAATCGCGACTTTCGCCCAATCGATAGCGTGCTGATGTTGCTGATCTGCTGCGGCCAGTTCCATTTCACCAATCGACAGCGCGTGATCGGTTTCATCCTGTGCGTTCTGCGCCTGCGCCTGCATCGTGTCGGCTTGCATCCGCTGTTGCGCCTGCCCGGCCTCGATCTGCTTGATCTGCAACGTCACATGCGCAATCGCCATGTCGGACTGCGATTTCTGCGCCATCGCGCCGGCCCTGATCTGTTCGATCTGCAACGATGCCTGTGTCTCGGCCTGCTTCGCCTGAACGTCCGCCTGCGCCCGCGCCATTTCGGCCTGCGCCTTGATCATATCTGGCGACGGTTGCGGGTTTTGTGCCTGTTGCTGCAACGATTGAGACAACTGCGCCATGGCGTCCTCGATCGTGACTTCCATTTCAGCCCCGATGCGGAACCCGCGCGCGCCGAACAGGATCAGCTTCCCCAGCATCGGCAGCAGCGCGGGTGCCAGGTTCGGAGGCAACGCGGATGCCTGCCCGATGAACCCGCCAACCGCCGTCAGGAATTCCATCCGATCGCGCTTTTCCTCGCCATCATCCAGCGCGATTGTGGACTGGTCCTCGATATCGATCTGAAACCCGCGCAACCGTTCATTTTGAAGGAGCTTGTAAGCCTCCATGAATAGTTGCTCGGGCGGAATGTCGCCGCCATGTTCCATCGTGCCGAAGCTGGACATCTGCCACAAAGTTTGCGGCGAATACCGCTCGCACATCACCTCTCCCGTGATGCGCAGCATGTCGCGAACGAACCGCGCCACGGCCAGTTGTCGATCGGACAGCCGCATCGTGGCATAGCGGCCCTTGATGCGTTGCGCTGTCGCAGTTTCCTCTGGCGCAGACGATCCCCGAATGACATCCGCAATACCGGTGATTTCATACAGGTCGGATTTTACCTGTGTCCGGCTTTCGATCAGAGCTTGCAGCGTTCCGACCATTTCCGCGACGGGGACAAACGACATCGCGCCAGCCATGCCGTTCTTCGCGGCAAACTCGGACCACTGTTCAATCCCGATCCCATTGTTCTCCATGTCCTCATCAAAGATGCGAGCCAACTCGGGGAACCGGTTGTCATAGGCAAAGTTCATCCGAATGGCGGACGTGAGCGCGCTGATCCGGCCCGTCAGGTCGTCAAGTTCCTGCGCTTGGTCCTCATATTCCGTGAAATCGGGAACAGGAACCATCGTGCCGCTGGTCATCGTGCCATACAAAGGTTGCGGACACGGATAGAAGTCTTTCAGATCCAGCGGCGGCGGGGATTTCTCCAACAGGATATTCTTCCCGTCCGGATCACCAAAATGATAGACGCACCGTTCCGGGCGGCACCAAACCTCGGCGACCTCGGCCCGCGCGATCACCTCTTCCTCGGCTTCCTCCGTCCGCTTGATTTCGGATGGGCGCCATGTCAGATCGACTTCGCGGAACTTCGGCCCAAACCGCTTGATACCTTCGCGGCGGGTCATGCGCACCGTGCGACGAACCCATGATACCTCTGGCCACGTCTTGCCGGGGCCATGCATGAAGTCGTCGCGATGGACGAAGTCCCACTCGACCCGATCGCCCGTGAAGTTGCCGGCCCCGTCGAAGGTCGGCTCGTAAATGATCCAGGGCGTGCCACGCGCATACAACGCGTAGTCCAGCACGCACATCCGGATGCGCTCGTCCAGCGCCGCGTCGTCGATCGTGTAGACCAGCGCCCGTTGCAGGATCGTCGCCGCAGCCCGCGCCACGGGATCGCGATCCCGAAACCGCCGCGTTACCACCGGCACGGGCGGCCGAGAATAGAGCGCGGGCTGCAACGTTTGGATGTTGGACCACAATACGTTGAACCGCGCCCATCCGGTTTTCACCGGGTAGTCGGTGCGGACGTCCGCTTTTTCACGATACCGCCGCTCGATGCGGCGGCAACTGTTATACCAGGGCGTGAAAATCGCCGATTGTGACGCGAATTCCGCGCGCCACCTTGCCTCTACGCCATCCGTGCCGGACCCGTATTCCTTGATATCGTCGACGCGTTGGACGGTGACGCTCACAGACCAGTCACTCGCTTGATCTGCGGCATGAGCACGCGCGCGCCGCGCTGGTTCGCGGGCTTAGTCGGGTGCAGCCCGTCACTGGACATGCCGTCGTAGTAGCGCGCCGTCAGGACGTTCCCGACCTCCTGGAACTGATCCGCCACCAGCTCTCCGCCATTGGCCATCGTGAGCGCCCGCGCCCGCATGGACTGCCACATGGCCAGCATGGAGGGGATGGTTGACGCTGTGTCATATCCCCATGGCGTCGTGAAGATCGGGACCGCACCATTCTCCCGCGCCAAGGCGGCGACGCGCGCCAGTCGGGCGTTGAACGTTGCCTCGGATGCCGCATAGGACAGGCCCGCGACGTTGAAGTCATTCGTGGTCCAGCCCGGAAGGACCACCCATGACGGGCGCACAAGGGGCAGCAACGCCGCGAGGCGGGGGAAGAACTGCGCGTTATAGGTGCCACCCACCGCGCACGACACGAACCCTTGCGGGACAGTGCCGACCGTGGCTTGGCCGGCCTGCACCGCCGCCAGGACAGACATCCCCCAGGCCGGGTTGGCATAGGTGCTGTCGCCGCACGACATGCCGATCACGGCCGGGCGCTTGGTCAGCACCTGGATCACCGCGCACATCATGCCCGTGACCGGCGCCGTCTCCAGGGTCGACGTCGTCTGCGCTGACGCACTTGAGGGCGTGGTCACGTAATCCGTGTTGTTCCGAACGCCCCCACGCCACTGGTCGTAGCCGTAGTTCAGCGCGGAATTAGCCCACCAGTCGTCGTTGGTCTGAATGTTGTAGACCACCGTCTGGCTGGACGGGATCAGCGCGCGGATCATGAGCCGGCGCATGCCAGTGATCGGCAGCGCGGGCTGACTTTTGCATGCCACCCAATCCGTCCAGGTGTAGGCGATATCGTCCGTCAGGCCCGTGCTGGCATTCGTGGCGTTGGCGAGGACGGTATGCGCGGTCGAGGCGCCAGCAACAGTGACGATCTCCGGGACATCCAACCCGGCATTGACGCTGGTTAGGGTTGACCAGTCCGCGTCCGCCCGCGCCGCGCCCGTGCTGTCCACCGGCTGCACATAGTCCGTGCCAGCGCTGGCAATCGCTTTGACCAAGGTCACGTCGAACGTTGATGCCGTGGTATTCATGAAACCAACGCGCACAGCGAAGAAGTCATCCGGGATATCGAGGCTGATGAACTCCGTCCCGCCTCGCGTGCCGTTCATGACCAGTTCGTTCGGGTTCATGTTCCGCAACCATGTGTATTGGTTGGACCTGAACCCGAAATTCCGCACGGCGTTCGGCGTGAGTGCGATCGCACCCGTTCCAATCGAAGGATATTCGATTTCGCTCATGCGCCTGATCCGCGCGTGAAGGCGACGGAGGCGGTGCCGGCGTTCGTGATGCCCGTGGCGTAGACAGTGCCGGTCGACGGGATGGTAAACACCTCGGCCGGCGCGCCACTGCCGATCGGCATGGACGTCGTCTTGCTGGCCGTCACGGTGCCGGTGGTCTCGATGGTCACGAACGCCGTGGTGGTTCCGCTGTTCAGCACGCGGCAGAGGTTCCCGACGCCTGCCATCGTCGCCTTGATCGTCCCGGTGTTGTCGAACACTGCAATGGCCGTGCCGGCGGCGTTCGGCGTGAAGGTGAACGAGGTTGGCATGTCGCTCCTATGCCGCCCAGCGGCTATGTGGTTTCCGGTGCTGCTTGAACACGTCGTCGAACGTCACGCGGTTGCCCGGCCCGACCATGAGCGGGCGATCGGCGGCAGTCTGGATTTGCGGCGCGACTTCCCGCCACGCCATCGACAGATAGCGGAACGCATCGGCTGGATCGGATGCCCAATCGTGCAACGGCGCATCATCGAACCGACGTAGTTTCTCGTCCCACTTGCGGCGATAGGCCTTCAGCGCCTCGATGCCGTCCGCGCATGTTCCAAGATCGAACCAACACCGGGCCAATGTCTGGCGCGCGGCGTTGACCCCATCCTCCAACCGATGATCCGGGACAAGCCGAGGGCGCAGCCCGGCCCGGATCATCGTCTCAACCCGGGACCGACCCGAGCCAAGCTCGCGCACCTTCGCGTCGTGTGGAACCCAATCGGTGCCGGGGATGTAGCCCTTCTCCCGGATCACCGCCGCATAGTGTTCGATGCCCTGCGAGTGCGCGGCGTAGTAGTCCACGACATGGATTTCGCGCCCAACTGCCTGCCAGAACCAAATCGCAGTCGCATCGCCAACACCGAGATCCCACGCCGTGTGGACCGGTAGCGACGGCTCAACCGGCACAACGCCGATCCGGCCATCACGCTCCGCCTCGGCCAACTCCGCACCCCAGAACGCACCCATGATCGCAGCGTCGAACGAACAGAAGTATTCCTGCTGATAAAGCGCCTCGCCCATGTCGGCGCCGAAGTTGGCGAGGTAGTCCTTGTGTTCCTCAGCCAGCGCTTCCGGCGTGAACGCGTCAGTCTGATTCGCGGCCAGCACCTGCGCGAACCATGCCGGATTGGTGCGGGAGGCGGTCAGCATCCGGTGCGCGTGGTTTTTCCCGCGCGGGGTGGTGATTGCCATAAACCAGCCGCCGTTTTCCCGGAGGATCGGGGACAAGTAGCCATAGGCGGCCGGGTTCGCGAGCGCGTATTCGGACATCACCACACCCCATGGCGGCGATCCCACCAGCGAGTTGTAATTGTCCGATCCCACCACCTGCCAGGTCGCGCCATTCTTGAACCGGATGAACATTTCCTGTTCTCGGGTCGTATCGCGCAGCGCGTGCGGGAACGCTTCGTCGATGCGGCGGACACCGGTATGTGGGTTGACCGCCTGCCAGATCGCCTTGCGCGCCTGGGCAGCCTCGGGAAGCATGTGCCAGTAGGTCGCGGGCCGTTCCATCGCGGAACAAGCGGCGGCATGCAGGGCCAATTCGTCCTTGCCGGCCCGGCGGTGCCAGATGGCGATCGCGCGCTTTCCGCCACGGCCTCCGCGTTCCATGTAGCGCCAGAGCGGGATTTGGTATTGGCGCGGACGCCAGCCGCCGGCGGGAAGATCGATGTCAATTGCCATGGGGCATGGCCCTCGCGGCGATCGGGCGGAGGACGAGGCGTTCCTCAATCGTCGACATCCACTGGCCTACCAGTGAGTCATACCGCCCGAAACGGCGCTGGCCGTCGTTGTCCAGCAGGATCATGGTCCGACCGTCCCGCTCAACGGTCAGGTTCCGCAGCGGCACGAATCCGTCACTCGGCCGGAGCATCGTCATCCTCCCCGAACCGCCGGACGGTGACGTTGATCGGGCCACCATCCATGTTGATGTTGGCCGCGACTGGCATGCCCATCACGCGGTTCATGAACGCGGTGCCGGCGGCGATCTGATCGCGCTCGGTGCGGCCCTCCAAGGCAATGCGGAGGATGTTGTCCTGCACCGCCTCGGCCTGCATCGCGCGGGCCAACGCTTTCGCTTCGATGAAAGTCAGGGTGCCCGGCTCAACCCTCTGACGACCGGTGCGGCTCATGAGTGACTGATCCTCAACAAAGCTGGGCTTCCCGTTACCGGGCCCTTTCGCAGGGCCACCCCAACCGGTGCCCTTCCCATACCGCGTCCCTGGTGAGGTCGATTTCGCCATGGGTCCGGATTGTTATGTTATAACGTTCCGCACATCAAGCGTGTTGTGTGTTATGTTATAACGTAACGGCTGTGGGGCAAAAAGAAGCCGCCCGGAGGCGGCTTAGGTGATCACTCCGAAAACAGGCGCCTAGCGTTGCTCGCGTCGACACGCTCAGATTGTTCACGGAATAGCGCCACCCAATAATCTCGATCGGCCGCAGTCGCCTCGCGAACCATAATAGGGGCAGATGCCACAATCGGCCATTGATGCTGATCGTGATCGTTGGTCTCTGATGCGCTCATGATTGCGGTTCCTTCTTTGGCTTCCCGCCATAACGGGGCGACCCCGTCGTCGGCGAACTCCATCCGCATAGTGTGCATTTGATGTTGGTTCGGATCAAGTTCGGATCATACATACCGCTTGGCGGTATGGCCTGGCCGGCCAACGGCAACCCAAAATAATAAGTCGGCGAGCCGCAGCTTGGGCATTGCATCTCCATCACTCCCGCGCTATCCACGCCTTGCAGTCCTCCCCGTCCCCCGCCAGCACATCCTTCCCGAACGTCACCCACCACGGCGCGTCGGATGACGTCCATGTGCAGCGGTAATGCGGCTGGACGCCGGGGACGCCATGACTTCGATAGCGATCACATGACGCGCAGCACTGTTTCAGCCGATCTCGCAACTGTGCCAAGATCACATTGACCGCGTCTTCGGTCCATCGCGCGCGATCTGCCACGGAAGGCGTCTCCTCTTCATCCGGCGTGAACACTACCTCGCGGCGGCTGGCGAGAGTGTAAGAATTTGCGGCGTTGCGCGGCGAACAATCGAACCCCCAAGGCATGCGCCAGCCTGGCTTTCTATCGCTATCCCAACGCGCGACGAAGCGCCCATGCACGGGGCTGAATAACCACCACCATCCATCCCGGTCCTCAATCGGCGGCCGCAATTCCATCACACCAACCTCCCCATCAACCTTTTCTTCGCATCCGGCACCGTCACCGCCAGATCAATCAGCAGTGTCACCGCCAGAGGAACGAAACTATACCCCGACAACCAATAGTTTAGCGACCGCCGCGACACGCCAAGATACCACGCCGCGTCGGTCACGGACCATTCGAGGCTGGCGAGAGCAGAACGCAGCTCCTCAGATGTCATTTCCGACAATCCTCCGCACCAAGATCGAAGTTGCCGCCTCGCTTGGCGTGCAGCCCTGACGGAACAGGTCCCACGCCTCGCCAGAGGTTGATGGGTCGTGCTGGCGGTGCGCCAGGATGGCGTCAACCTGGCGCCACCAGGTAACGTATTGGGTGGGTTTCATGGCCGTTCCTTCTGGGTTCAGGGATCAATCGGGGGACACGGGGATCAGGATTCCAAGCATACCAGCGCCGTTCCCTTGCCGTGGTTTTTGCCCATGCAGGAGCACTCGCACTGCATAGTGCGGCCGGTAGCGTTCATGCATCTGGCGTCGCACTCGTGCATGCTGGGCATATTCTTGCGGATGACGATCCGAGTGGCGCGGGTCCATGTGCGGGCTTCCTCGTCCCAGATACGAGGCATCTTGTTGGATCCAATGTCGTAGTCGGCGCGCCTGGACATGACTGTTGATCCGTCTGCCCTATCAGCAAAAAACCTAAAATTTGCCATGTTCGTCCTCCCCCTCCGGTCCGGCCATCCCGTCCCGATGCACACACTGTGCAACATGAGTGCGCGGGCGTCAAGAGGAAATGTGCAATTTTGGGGTGGGGGCGGTGGGTTGGCGCCATCACCGCGCGCGCGGGCCGAAACCCTGGGTTAGGCCGCTCGAATCCGGCGAACCCCAGCGCCTCCGCAAGCAAAGCACCTACCGCCCTCGACATGGCTAAATCCCCGAATGCGGCCCTTGCCGTCGCAACGAGTGCAGGATGCCGCTGGGTTCAGCTTCGCGGCATGCGTCATGCCAGATTCGCGGGCAGCAATGATCTTGGCGTCGCGCTCTGCCCGCTTAGAGATTGCGGCCGCGACGCGCTGCGCAACGTCAGTGACGACGCGGGTAGCAAAGTCAACATGCGTCGGGTCGGCCCGGTCGAGTTGACTGAAATCCCATCCAGCCTCAGCTAGAGCATTGACCACCATCTGGGCTTGGATGCCGTGGGCCGTTGCGATTGCATTAATATCCATCATCCCCACTCCCTCTCCCGGTCCGGCCATCCCGTCCCGATGCACGCACTGTGCAACGCTCGTGCACGGGCGTCAAGGGGAAATGTGCAATTTTGGGGATGGTGTGGGGTGCTCGATTTACCTGCTCGATCCAATTTGAGTCCAGCAGGTGGATCGAGCAGGTAGACCACCGCGCGCGCGGGGTAACCGGTAACTTCCTGATTACCGGTTACCCCAATCACCCCCGAGGATCACACCCAGGCGGGTAGGATGCAATTTCCATCCATCCGCCCCCAACCAGAGCCCACACACGCCCCCTTTCGTCCAGAACATAGAGCGGGCCGGACGGCACGTGCCATGCGTGGATGATCCGCGCGTAATTTGGCTTCGGGCGCGAAACCGGTGCGCCGCCGGTTACATCCGCCTCAGTAACGCCCTCGGCGGCCTCAATCCGTGCCAGCCATGCCCGCCAGCCTGCCAGCGGATCACGGGGGGGCTTTGGCTCATCAACCGGCCTGGGGTGGCGCCAGTACACGTAGTCTAGGCTATCTACCCGAGACGGCATATCCGTGACTTTAATCGGCCCGACACCTCCCAACCTGGACCACTCCACCACGGCATTTGGTCCCGGAGGACACTTCCTGGAATCAATCCACCCGCCTTCGATCATCCAGCCCATCAGTTCCTCGTCCGTCATTTCCGTGCCTCCGTTGTGATTGCGATGCGGCTTCCAACTAACATTCCCCAAGCATCCATCCGCGAGGATCGCCGCAAGGTTCGGGCAACGCCCTAGCCTGGGGACCACGCAACAGCAGACTCGCGCATGCGAGGAAGTGCGTGCTTCTTGCGCACTTCCTCGCGAGTGCGAGGTTGCGTGGTTCTACTAGGGCGTTTGAGAAGTACGCGCGAGGTTCTGCGAGGTTCTCCGCGTACTTCTGGCGGTGTCCTGATACCGTCACGCATCCCCCCCGGCCCGCATGGTAGCCATCTTCGCGGTGTCCGCCAGGACGACAACCTCGTCTTTCCTGATAACGGGGTTGCGCGCCGTGTTAGTGTATAGGACGCCTTCCTCGTGCCACTTCCTGACGATGGTAGCGGCCTGGCCATCGGACTTTCCGGCCACGTCCATGACCACCGCTCCGACCCAGCGATCCTTGGCCTGACGGCTTAGGACGTAGTGTCGACCGTCCGTGAGGCCAGCGTTGATGCGGTCCAGGATGGCGTCGATCATGGGCCACGTGAGGCCGTCCCACGGCGAAGGGGGTTGCCAGGGCTCGGCTGCGACGACTTCCTCGTCATTGCCCAGCGTGTAGACCTGGCGTTGGAACCATTCGGCGTCCTCGATGGGCGCATAGTTCTGCTTGGCGTCATCGAGGCGGAAATACCAGCGGCGGCGCTTTGGATCGACGTTCAGGCGCCCGGCTTCTTCCTCCGTCATGGGCAACAGTGTAAAGGCTGATCGGACGGCACCGACGATGGACCCGCCGCCTCGGATGCCATCGGGCTCGCCTGGGGAGAGCGTGCCTTTGCGGACGTGGTGCGCGATTAGGATGGCGCAGTCGTATTGGACGGCCAAGGCGCGGAACGTCGCGATGACGGCGCGAATGCCGGTGTTGTCATTCTCATCGGCGGTGTGCAGTTCGACCAGCGGGTCCAGGATCAGCACGTCCGGGCGGAACTCATCGAGGATGGCGATAAGCTCGTCCATGGCCGGCTGATTGACCACGAAGCCGGTGACCGCGTCTCGCTGTACCAGCACGCCTATATGGGTGGGCCCAATGAATTGGAGCGTGTCGGGGATTTCTTCCGACGTGCGGTGAAACTGGCGGAGGGTCGAACTTGTCCGGCGCTGCTCCTCCTGGAGGTTGTCCTCGACGTTGTAGGACAGGACCTTCATCGGCGTAGTGACCTGGAACCGGCTAAACGGCTGGCCGAACGCCAGCGCCACCATCCAGGCTTTGATCAGCGATGATTTCCCGGCGGAACCGGGGCCAGCGATCAGGGAGACCGAGCCGCGCATGAGGTAGCGCGGGACGATCCATCGGCGCGGTGGGATGTCCGCTTCGCTCCATCCGCCCTTGTGCCGCCAGAGGGCCTTGGGCTGTGCGGTGTCGACCATGACGGGCCGCCGTGGGACGGGTAGGGCGAGGATGTCGGCCACTGGGTCATTGGGCATGGGGCGCCTCGGCGCGGCGCTTCATAATGATTTCTGCGGCTGCGCGTACCTGTTCTTCCACCTGATGCTCCATGAGCGGGAACCCGGCTTCGCCGTTGATGTTGTGGGCTTCGGCTCGGATCGCGTTTGCCGGCTGGCGCTGTTCCAGGCGTGCCATGGCGTCCTTTTGGATGGCACGGCGGGTCGCGTTCATGCGGTCGACGTGGGCCTTGGCCGCTCGCTTGAGGATGCCATGGGCGGTGTGGATGGTGCCGGCCACGGTGAAATGGATGGGCAGATCGGGCGGGCGTTCCGTGTCGATCCTGACGACCGATCGCGTGATGGCCGCGAGTGCGTGGGATGGGTGGATCATGCCCCGCGCACATGGCTTGCCCATCTCCTCGGCCATCGCGTTGATGCGGTCGACCGGCCTCATTCTTCCTCGCGCCCCCGGATCGCGGCGATCACGGCGGCGCTGAATCGTTCGCTCGTCTCTCGGTTGGCCCACTCGACCACGGGCGTGTATTTCGGTTTGCCGTCACTGCCGGTGTAGACGGTGCCATCGGCCTTAATGGACGGCTTCGATGGCAACATGGCCCACGACTGGCCGTCATCCTTGTGAAACACCATCACGCCGTTGATCTTCATGGCGCCAAGCTGGACATCCGCGAAGCCCCACAGGCTGCCTTTATTGAGTGGCTTCCAGGTCAGCAGCGTGACCGGCATTGGTTTGGGTTCTGGCATCGGTGCCTTCCGTTCGTTGTTGCGGGCGGTCGGTCATTTGCCGCCCTCCCGGCTGGCATCCTCCATCCGCGCGTCTTCGGGCTCGATCACATCAAACAACCCGCGCTGTTCGGGCGGGATGCACGCGGGGGAAAACCAGATGGTCTCGCGGGCTGCGTTTTCCCGACCGGCGGCGTTGCCTTGTAACCCAAAGCCGCCGTTCGCCTTCCATCGCAGTTTCGACCAATCAGCGGGGAATTTGTGTTCGCCATCGTATCCGGCGAATGCGATGCGCATCAGCGGGTTGCGACCGGCTTCGATGGCCCATTCCCGCGCATCGTGCGCGACGGTCAGAGAGTCCTGCGCGTAGAGATCGGCGGTCCGGCCCGCCGTGTCGGCATAGGGCGGGTCCAGGAAGATGCCGGTCGTGCCGTGGCGCCAAGTGACCGTATCGCCGCACACGCGGGACCAGTCGCCCGCACAGACGCGCACACGGCGCAGGCGCGCGGCTAGTGCTTGCACCCATGCTGCGATGTCGATGCCCTGTTTGTGAACGCCAATACCATTGGCCCCGGCGCTCCCCCCCAAGTGCGGCCGTTTCCGGTTGATGCCTTGCCCTGCGTTGCCCTCGGCCCATTCGTGAACATCGCCATTCCAAGTCCACGGGCCACTCCCGGAACACCAGCCCGCTCCAATCCATGAACAAGCACCCCAACACCACCACCCGGCGACCTGTGCGTCGAAATAGTCCGGGTCGCCATCGCAGCGCGCGATCCGCGCCGCGCCTTCGTTCAGCAGCCACAGATGGCGGGCGGTCAAGTCAACTTCATT